AGACTTTTTTGTCCAAATTTGTAGTTTGTTATAAAAGTAGTGTAAACACCAAAATTTATAACATTATTTTGTGGTATGAGACACAAGTCTACTGCGCAAAACTTGTAAACCACTATAAAACAAAAAATGGGTTACTACCCAATCTACTTTTTTCCTATTTTTCCTATTTATTTTATAGTCGTAAGCGACACCATAAAATAAATAGATATATTTAAATTGTTACTATAGCAATCTACCATAAGATCTAATAATACCACTTAATAATTTAATACTCCAACTTACATTCATAGTTAAAAATATCATTATTAAACCAGCACTCGTAATATCGGACGATTGGTAAATGTATTTTAATACATCATCGCGATTATATATGTTGTAAAGAAACATATACACTCTAAAATAAACATACCAAAAATATTGGAATAATTTTACGAAAAAAAGTTGACCATCTGAATATCTAGCAAATTTAATATAATGATACGTGCCATAAATAGCTAAGTTTGAAATCTCAAATAAATAAATATGATGTGATATAAAACCTGATAGATAATGTTGGCTAATAATCATTTCTAATATGTAAATACTAACTAAATGGTGTATTATATAGATATATAATTTATAAAAATCATAGTGGTTCCGTATAATAGTTTCTGTAATCACAACCAAATCATAAATGTAATAATTAATACTCATATACTCTAGATAAGCACACCCTGCTAAATGTAACACTATGTATAATAAAGCATGTAGAGCACTATTTAAATTTTGTGATAGTTCTGGTGTAGTAGTGATGTAATGTGATATAAGTTTGTTTGGGATGTACCATATCAAAAAATAACAATAATAATCCATATTAGACTTATCTATCTTTTTATTTTTAAATATTGGCTAAAAGGTATAAATTTATGAAATATGACGGTTGTTGTTTAGAACATATTATTTCTAAATTTTTACAACTTTATTTATAGACTACTAATGAATATTAAATATAATACTTTAATTTTTAACTAATAAATATAATGTGAAAACAATATAAAAAGAAAACATTATATATAGTTATGATAAACTACTGTTTATTATCCTCTAGTGTTAGTGTATAACATGACCTCTATTGGTTGAATACTCTAATATAAAATACTACTAGAGTAATGGCATATGGTAATAATTTAACATTTATTTTGGTTAAAATATTACTATATTTTTATTTTAAAAATAATTAAAATCTCATTGGAAAACCCACTAAATTGGCACCCAAACCAAAACCAGCACCTTGTCGTGCAGAGTAGCTTATGGCTGGGGCAAACATATCTAGCACAGCAAATACAGCTGCTGCTGTCAATGCTATTAGCATTATTTCTTCATTGGATAATTTATTTTTACCAATTAGAAAGCACGCAACGGCAACAGCAAAACCTTCTACTAAATATTTAACAGTTTTCACAAAAATTTCATGTAAATCTGTGGAAAAATTATTATTTTGCATATTATATTATTTATAAGAGAAAAATATATCCATTTAAAACTATATTAATAATAAATATTTATATGTCGGACGAAAACTATGTAGAAGATTTTCTTGAGGTAGATAAAGAAATACCATCTCAAAAATATGGTGTATTTTCTTTTATTACACCAGAAAAAGTGCTAAAAAAAAAGGAATTGTATTTTATGACTGAATTTTTCAAACATGTGTGTAAAGATAAAGCTGTACGTGAAACACTAATTAGAGATACGGTAACGTATGATGATATGAAAGAAAAATATGATGATTTTATGTTTACAAATGAAGAGAGAATGGAAGAGGCGTTCCATGCTGCAGAAAACTTTACAACTACAATTAGTGGGTTTAAATCTCGTGGAAACTATCCCACGTTGAGAGAAGCCCAGGTTAGAGCTGAAGTATTACGTAAAAAGTATATACATGATAATATTTTTGTAGGCCAGGTAGGATATTGGTTACCAATTGATCCAAACCCGGATAGGATTGAAAATCAAGAATATGCGAATGAGCAACTAAATAATTTGATGAAGAAGTATAATGAAAACCGTGCAAATACAGAATTACATTATGAGCAACAAAAAGAGGAGGCTATTAAAAAACAGCGACAAAAGAAATTAGAAAAACTGGAAGATGATGTAGCTGAAGAACAAACTAAAAATGAAACGCAGGTTAATAGTTCTGGTGTAATGTTTAACGAGGCTGATCCATGGATGTCCTTAAAGACATCAGAGAATGTGTAGTAGTTTTTATCTATGATTATAATATATTTATAGATGAAAACTATAGTAATTTTATTATTTGTATTGGGTGCGTTATTTGTATCAATTGGATATAATAAGAAATATAGTGTTTGTCCAAATCCAACTATTGAATATAGATTTATACCAAGAACATTGTATGATGAACAACTAAGTGATCCAACAGTATTAAAAGATTTCAGTGATATGTTTAACAAAGAAACAAATTGGATTACTAATAGAAATATAGAAGAACCTGTTCCAAATCCTGATTCTAATTTCTACAAAAAATTAGTTATCTAATATATTTTTAACATAATCAATATACTGAATATCATCTAAATCCATATTTCCACACTTACACAGTTCTATTGTTTTAATATTAAAAATATCATACATTTTATAATCAATCGTATTATCTACTGAATACCAATCTACAGCGTCTTTATTACTACATAAAATTCTATATATTTTATTACTTTTATTATATAGAATAACTATATTTTTGTTATTCCGAATAAAATAGTAAATATATATATATTTAAAATTTAATCTATGTATTGACTGAGATATATCACCTAATTTATGTAAAAGTGTTACATAGGTGTAGTTATCATAATTATTAACTATATTTTTTAAAAAAAGGTTCATTATAATAAATCATATATAATAAATCTGTAATATAAACATTTCACTGTAAATTTGTGTAAAAATTGATTATTTTAGAGTGGTAAAAAATAATACAAATTAATATTTTCGGACATGTTTAATACATTAAGTACATTAAGTCCAGAACAAAAATTAGCAATTGATCTAATTAATAGCGGGAAAAATGTTTTCTTAACAGGTGGCGGTGGTACTGGAAAGTCATACATTATTGATAAAATAGTATCTATTTATAAGAGTAAATATGCTAGTGATTATAGAAAATACTTAGGTGTAACTAGTTTAACAGGTAGTAGCGCGTTATTAATAGGTGGTATTACAATACATTCGTTTAGTGGTATTGGTGTAAGATCTGGCAGTGATAGTCGCGATATAGAAAAAATAATAAAGAAACCATTTATAAAAAAGAGATGGTCTGAATTACAAGCTATCATAATAGATGAAATTTCAATGATGACCCCGCGCATGTTTAGATTATTACATTTATTAGGTCAATCCATAAAAAAGAATTATTTACCATTTGGTGGTATTCAATTAATATTGAGTGGTGATTTTTGTCAGTTGTCTCCTATTTTAGAAGATAATATGGTTCATACAATGGAATATTGTTTTGAAACAGATGAGTGGAAAAATGGAAACATCTTCCCAGTATATTTTAAAACTATTCATAGACAACGTGACACTGAATTTATTAATGTTTTACAAAAAATAAGACTTGGTATATCTGATATAGATACAACGAGTATATTGATGTCCAGATTTAAAGCTGAATTAACTAATCCACATGGAATTTTACCAACCAAACTATATCCTACACGGGAAAAAGTAAACCAAATTAATGATCAACAATTTTTAGAAAATTCAGGCGATAAAGAGGTTAAAACCTACAAATTAGCTTTTGATTTTAATTTTAGAAAAGATAAAACCAAAATTTTACCAGATGATGAACGTGAAATGTTATCTCAAAAAATAGCGAATAATTTGCCTATAAACTACATTCTAAATTTATGTGTTGGTCTACAAGTAATATTGGTTGTTAATATGGATATAGATATTGGACTAGTAAATGGTAGTAAAGGAGTTGTAGTAGGTTTTGCGGAAGAAACAGATTATCCCATTGTGGAATTTTCTAATGGTGTGATAAAAACTATAGACTTATATAAATGGGATATTGAAAATGTTAGTGAATATAGCAACTTAACAGTTAAAGTATCTGCCATACCACTTGTATTAGGGTATGCTTGTACCATTCATAAATCACAAGGTATGACTATTGACTTGGCTGTTATGGATATAGGTAAAAATGTATTTACTGGTAGTGGTGGTTATGGCCAAGTATATGTAGCTCTAAGTAGAGTTAGAAGTCTAAGTGGGTTGTCACTAATAAATTATGACCCAAATAGAATTAGGTGTCATCCAAAAGTAATTGAATATTATCGCAATCTGGATAAACAACCAGTTATTACTACAGATAATCAATCCAATATACAAACATTAGACAATCTAAAAATAGAAATTAAAAAAAAATCACCAATAAATGGTCAAACTAGGATCACATCATTTTTTAAAATTAAAACGTGATGAAATACGAGTATTACAGTATAACCTCTCTAATAGCAATATTATAATATAAATTTATAACACCATACTAAGTGCTAATTCAAAAATCTATAACTACTATTTACTGTCGCTATTAATGAGGTTATACTGTATACCGTATCTTCTCATAAAATACTCTTTAGACTAAATTATTTATTATTTACTATAATAATAAATAATTTAAGTAATCTACTAGATATGTCCTATAATAATTTAGAAAATTAAATAGATCTAATAAATTCCCAGCCCAATTCATTACATATTTTTTCCCATATTAAATCTTGTGTTTGTAGTTTTTCACGTGCTTTTAATAATGGGAAACATGGCAATAAATGATCTAATTCTAATAGCTGACAGAATTTATGTAATACATATCCATATGATAAAAAATTCTGTCTATTCGGTGGACAATATTTTAAAAATGGTATTTGTATCTCCTTAAACATTACACGTAGTGTCTCCTCTTGTGTTTTAGCAATATGTGGAGCTGGTATACCATTAATATGATATATTATGTGGGGAATATGTTCATAGTATTTATTTAATCCCAGTTTCTTTAGAATATCTTTAATCTTTTTGGCGGATAACTGACTTAAATCTGTTATTCGCTCCTTTTTAATTTCATGCATAATTTTAGTATACACATCTGACGATATGTCAGTTGATTCTTTACCTTGGAATTGAGAAAGCCATTCATTGGTTTGCTAATATGCTTACGGAGTTTGAGGGTGTTAAATTAATGTAGATAAATGTTCTATTGCTGAACTATATTTTTCCTCTAACGACATAGAAGAACTAGTGAAACACTTACTTGAGAACCCAGGTTTATATACTTCATACCCTACAATTTGATCATTACGTTTTTTAGCTTTTATGTATTTAGGCAGTGAATTATCGTGTCTTTGCCTCTGTAATTTAGATTTGATACTGTTTTTAATCTCTAATATTTTCGTCTCATCGCCTATAGCATCTTCACATTTAGCTAATAGATCAAGAGCCATTTGATATTTTTCCGCATTTGTAAATAGTTTACTACAAAAAGATTTGTCTATACCAGTTATAGAATGTGATACTCTATAATTTTCATTACCATCATCATCTATATGACGTTCTATACATTTTGGTAGTTTATTATCATCCTCATTTTTCCTAATAATTTTGTTTGGACGATGTTTACCTTTTTGTAATTGGCTACTTCTATTACATGTAAATTCGGATAGTTTAGTAATAGTACTAAGTGTACCATTAGTCTTAAGGTTTAATCCATGTGGAAATACAGTACACAATTTTTCAATAAATAGATCCTCATAGTAAGTTTCTAGTTTGGAATTACATACATATATCTTTTCACATACCATTTTATCATAATATTTTAACTCATATAGTTTTAATATTTTGCTTGTTGCTATGTCATTATTATAGCAATTACTAAAATGATATCTATACCGTCTTAATACGCCATTCGTTTCACCGTTTTTAAGAAGTCGCTTACATGACCCTACATATCTATTTCCGTCTGGAAAAGTTATACAGTATATTTCACTTATATCTTTATCTTCTATATTTTCTAAATCATCTTTCGCAACATCAAATATCTCTCTATAATCATCATTAAATGGAACATCAACTATAGTTCTCTTATAATTTTTAATATTT